CATGGCAGGAGGCCGAGCAGGCCAAGCCGAAAAAGCGGTGGGAGGCCATCGTGGACAAGTCCGTGTGGGCGGTTCTGGCGGCTGTGATTGCGTTTGTTTTGGCCCGCATTGGGCTGTAAAAAAGCGACGCCCCCGAAGGAGCGCCGCGAGTGCCCCGATATGGAAAAAAGTAAAACCACATCAATAAGGAGGGGGGCACACCTGCATCTTACATCATCATCAACCGGCGGTCAAGCCGGAAATTTGAAAGGAGCTACCAATCATGAACAAGACCATCAATAACATCATCGATGACTTCAAGAGCGGCAAGATTACTGTGGAGGATGCCAACAAGCTGCTGGTTGAGGCTGGCGCCGGATTCTCCCTGAACCCCGAAAAGAACCCCGATGGCGGATGGACCGAGGCAGAGATGGCGGAGGGATTCCTTCCCGGCGAGGAAAAGGAGCCTCTTCCGGACAAGGTAGACATGGGCCGAAATCAGGCGCTTGCCGGACAAGTGGTTCGCCAGAATACCAAGCGCGGAAAGTTTGATGTGACCTATGATGCAGACGGTTATGCCGTCAAGGCCATCCGAGTGTAATCGGGAGGTCTGATATGGACATTTCCTCTCTTGGCATCACCGGAGTGGCGGCTATCACCGTCATCTGCCTGCTGATTGGGCAGGGCGTGAAAGCGTCCTCTCTGGACAGCAAGTTCATCCCTATCATTTGCGGTGTCTGCGGTGCTGTGCTGGGTGTGGTAGGTATGTTCCTTATGCCGGACTTCCCGGCCACGGACTACATCACTGCGGCGGCTGTGGGCATTGTGAGCGGTCTGGCTGCTACCGGAGCCAACCAGGTAATCAAGCAGCTGGGAAGTGACAGTAAATGAGCTACACGATAAAGGAGCAGCTGGCGAACTCCGGGAACTATGGCGGTTCCCGGAATGCCAGCCAAATCCGGTATCTGGTGTACCACTACACCGGGAATGACGGGGACAAGGCGGCAAACAACGCCGCGTACTTCCAGCGGAACATCGTCAAGGCCAGTGCCCATTACTTTGTGGACGATACCACCGTATATCTGTCCGTCCCCGATCTGAAGATTGCGTGGTCCGTCGGCGGCAGCAAGTACGCCAACGCCGACAAGACTGGCGGCGGCACCATGTACGGCGTCATCACCAATACCAACTCTATCAGCATTGAGATGTGTGACACCATCCGGAACGGTGTCTATCAGGCCAGCGAGGCAACCCTTGCCAACGCTGCCGCTCTGGGCCGGGAGCTGATGGAGAAGTATCACATCCCCATTGAGAACGTGTACCGTCACTTTGACGTGACTGGGAAGCACTGCCCGTCGTACTTGGTGAACGCCCAGAAGTGGGCAGAGTTCAAGAAGAGACTGGAGGTCAAGATCATGGACAATACACCCAGCGGCGCCCACAAGGAGGGCGTGGAATGGGCCGTAAAGAACGGCATCCTGACGGGCAACAGCGAGGGAGACCTGATGCTCTCCCAGCCCGTTACCCGGCAGCAGATGTGCACGATGTTGCATCGGCTTTGGGAGCTGATCGAAAGGACGTGAAACTGTGGCAACTGCCCGTGTCAGATTACCGGATAGCCTGGATGGCCTTATGCGCTCCGAGATGGAGACGGCCATCCGGGAAGCTAATCTTGGGAACGACGATACGGACATTGCCCGGCGCTACCTGATCGACCAAGTCCCGCAGATCGACATTGCAGCGGAGTTCGGCTGGGAGCGGTCAACCATCTCTTATCGACTCAAACGGATTCTCCGCAAAGTTGAAAGCACAGCTCAAAAACTACATTTCACATAATTTCACCTAAACCCCGCTTGGGAACCACCCAGGCGGGGGCTTTTTTTGCGAAAATATCATCAGGAGGACGTAAGGAACAAGGGCTGGTACACGTCGCCGCCCTCCTTGCGGCCTCCTGATTTCAATGATAAGGACGTGTTTTAAGTTGATTCTGAATGGTTCAGAACTGGTGGCCCGGTTGGTGGCCTGTGGCTTCACGGAGTCCACAGCAAGAGACACCTGCGAGAAGTATGCGGCGGAGGGAGATTTCTCCGGATTGGAACGGTTTATCCGGCAGAATGAGCTTTTGTATGACGACCGAAAGCAATATGTTTGAATTTTACAATCCGAACCCCTACGAGAAAAATGTGGGGGATTGCACCGTCCGGGCCATCTCGAAGGCGCTGGAGCAGGACTGGTACAGGACATATCTTGGCCTCTGCATTGAGGGCGCTGTGAGGGGTGATATGCCAAGCGCCAACGCCACATGGGGCGCTTACCTCCGGCGGCATGGCTTCCGGCGGGACATGGCGCCCGAGGATATGACCGTGGCGGAGTTTGCGATGGGGCATCCAAACGGGACTTACATTCTGGCCCTGTCCGGCCATGTGGTATGCCTGCAGGATGGTGTGATCTACGATACATGGCACAGTGAACACGAAACTGTGCTGTACTACTGGCAGAAAGGATGACGTGAGATGCCGAACTATCCCTATTACTATCAGCCGTACCAACCGTATCAGCCGCCTATGGCGGACCAGCTGACGCAGCTGCGGCAGTCCTATCAACCCATGCAGCAGCCGCAGCAAGCCCCGGCATCTCCGTCTATTGTGTGGGTGCAGAGCGAGATGGAGGCGGCAAATTATCTGGTGGCGCCTAACTCTGCCGTTACCTTGTGGGACAGTAACGCCCCAGTGGTCTATCTCAAACAGGCGGACGCAAGCGGCAAGCCCAGCATGAAGATATATGACCTTGTAGAGCGCAATCAGAGGCCCGTACAGGCCCCGCAGGCTCCAACGGTAGAGTATGCGCCCCTGTCCCGCTTGGAAGCGTTGGAGGCCCGCCTGGATGCGCTGGCGGCAAAAGATAAGGAGGATGCAGAATGAACCCGTTTTATCAGGCTATGGGCGGCAACAGACAGCCCAACATGATGCAGCAGTTTCAATCCTTCATGCAGCAGATGCGGGGCAAAGACCCCAACGCCATGATACAAGAGATGGTATCCTCTGGACGCATTTCCCAAGATCAGCTCAACCAAGTCCAAAAGCAGGCCCAGCAGATGCAGGGCATGTTTGAGGGGATGCGGGGTATGTTTGGGAAATAAACAGCAGGGGCATTAAGCCCCCGCCGTTCGGTCAGGTTTTGTGTGGACTGGCTCTGTCATCATTCTCTCAATGCTCCAGCCACGCACATATCGGTTGTGAAATGTGACCCAGTTAATTCCTAATTCTTTTGCCCATTCCACAAGCGTTTGAGTCCGTCCATTGTACTCAATCACAATGTTATCGGACTTGTTTATATTCTGCGTTTTCATCGTTGCCCAGCGGCAGTTCTCAGGACAATAGGGGCCGTCATTATCCCTTCTGTCCAGCGTATAACCCTCCGGCCTACCGCCAATAGAATCAGACCACTCAACAAACTTGAAAAAATCATGCCATTCTTCGCAAACATAAATCCCACGGCCACCATAACGGCGATAGATTTTTGACTTCTCATTGTAACACCGTTGCATCATCTGTCGCCAGATTCCATACAAGGGATGCTTACTGCGGCCGTCTTGTTTGGTGTAGATGGTATTTCTGAGACAACCGCAACTTTTTACGGCTCCGTTTTTGAATTGATAAGGCAATACATCAATTGTCCCACCGCAATCACATCGGCATCGCAACCTCCAACTGGTATCGTCTGGCTTTCTTTCAGCCAGTCCAATTACAGTCAAGTAATTGCTCCGTTTTCCGATGTACTCGTTCACATCGAAATATGGTTTATAGATTCTTTTTTGTTCCATCGCATTTACCCTTTCATGCGCCCTGATTGTCAGATTGCGTGGAAACCGTCAGGGTAACGGCTTGTCGGGAGCGACCCTATCCACGCATAACAATTATAGCACAAAAACATCAAAAAGTATATAGATGCGGCCGCATTTATAAATATTTTTACAAAGGAGAAAGTTATATGTCTCTTAGTAATGACGCAACTCTGACTATGCCGGTAGCTCCTGCGTATTCCGCTGGTGGCTATGGCGGCAATGGTTCCATGTGGGGTGGAGACTGGTCTGCCTGGATTATTTTGTTTCTCATTTGGGGGGCCTTTGGAGGCGGCTGGGGTAATGGCTTCGGCGGAGGTTTTGGCGGAGCAAACGGGCCTGGATTCCAGGGTTACGCTACACGCTCCGACATCAACGAGGGCTTCGCCCTGAACGGTCTCCAGAACGGCCAGACCTCCATCCGGGATGCCGTGAGCAACGGCTTCCATGGCGTGGATACCGCTGTGTGCAACCTGGGCTATCAGACGCAGGCGGGCTTTAACGCCCTCGGCGCCCAGCTGGCGCAGTGCTGCTGCGATACTCAGCGGAGCATTGACGGTGTCCGCTATGACATGGCTACCCAGGCTTGCGATACCCGCAACACCATCCAGTCCAGCACCCGCGACATCATCGACAACGCCAATGCCAACAGCCGCGCGATCCTGGACTTCCTGACCCAGGACAAGATCGCTACTCTGACGGCTGAAAACCAGAGCCTGAAGTTCCAGGCTTCTCAGGCGGCGCAGAATGCTTTTATTACCGCTAACCAGGAAGCGCAGACTGCCGAGCTGATCCGCCGCATCAATCCCATGCCTGTCCCGGCCTATCAGGTGCCCAATCCTTATGCCGGATGCGGCTGCAATCCCTGTGGCTGCGGCTGCTAAAACCCAATACATCAACTTGTAAGAAAGGCTTACATGTTCGGCCCCGTGCCGATTTTGAACCATGCGGCGGGGCAACAGCCTCGCCGCTATCTTTTTGAAAGGAATGAAGTTTATGGCTGAATACAGCAACAGCGCAATCGTAACCGTTGCCGCTGGTCAGAACGTGCCTTTTACTGAGGAGGCCAACACGGGCAAGCCCTGCATTGTGCATCGGGAAGGCGCTGGGCTGGTGACTCTTCGCGGGCTTACGAACCAGTGCCGCGCGAAATTCAAAGTCTCCTTTGGAGCGAATATTGCTATCCCTACTGGTGGGACCGTGGAGGCCATCACGGCAGCGATCTCCATCAATGGTGAGGCGCTGAACGCTTCCACCGCTACCATCACCCCGGCTGCCGCAGAGGATTTCTTCAATATTTATGTTTCCGCTGTGGTAGATGTCCCTCGCGGCTGCTGCGTCACTGTCGCCGCAAAGAACACCAGCACACAGCCCATCCTCGTTGCCAACAGTAATTTTATTGTTGAGCGCATCGCGTGAAAGGAGAACCGATATGGAATATCTGTATGACCTGAAAGAAAAGCTCTGCAAGGAGCTGGAGGAATATGCCCAGAAAAGCAACATGAACGCCGGGGACCTGGAGATGGTCCACAAGCTGACGGATACCATCAAGAACGTGGACAAGATCATGATGCTAGAGGAGGGCGGTTACAGTCAGGCAGCCGACATGGACTCTCCTTCCAGCTATGCCAGAGGCTCCAGCTATGCCAACCGTGGCAAGCACTATGTCCGGGGCCACTACAGCCGGGACGGCGGCTACTCCCGTGACGGGCGCGGCGGATACAGCCGCGACGGCTACTCCCGTGCCCGCGGTTATTCCCGCAGTGAGGCGAAGGACTCCATGATGGAGCAGCTGGGCGCTATGATGGAGGATGCATCCAATGACCGGGAGCGGGAAGCGATCCGGATGTGCATGGAGCATCTCAATCAGGAATAATTCCCACAAAACAAGGGGGCCGCTTGCATAGCGGCCCCTTTTGTTGTATAATTGTTGTACAACTTGATAACAAGCTAGAGCGTTCAGCGCCAGAGTTCGGAGTGATCCGGGCTTTGGCGCTTATTTTTTTTGAAATTGAGGTGAAATTGATATGGCAGCTGCAGAGGAGTCTATCCGCGGGAAAACCAGACCGGATATGTCCAGAAACGAGGGACTGGCTGGGCAGACGGTCACGAAGGGAGACTATGAATATACCTACGATGATAATGGGTATGCGAAAAAGGCCATCAATGTCAAAAACAGACAGGAACGGGAACAGGAGGGGTATGGTGGAGGCGGATATTCCGGAGGCGGAGACTCTTCCTATTATGACTCTCTCCAGCCCACGGACCTTTCTGGATACCTGAATGACATGTACAAAGCCTACACGGACGCACAGCTGGCGGCTCTGAAATCGGCATACGAACAGAATTTGGCAGGTCTGCAAGCAGACGCGGAGAAAATTCCCGGCATTTACCAGGGCGCCCGGAATGAAGCGGCATCTCAGAATGATATTGCCCGAATGGCCTTTAATGAGTACGCAAACGCACGAGGCTTGAACACCGGAACCAGCGGGCAGGCGGCTCTTGCAAACTCCGCTGTGCTGCAAAGCAACCTCACGGACATCTCCACAAAGGAGTCCGATGCCATTGCGGAAAACGCCCTGCAACAGCAGCAGCTGGCGATTGAATACCGCAACGCGGCAGTGCAGGCGCAGGCGGAAGGGAACTACCAGATGGCCCAGGCCCTGTACAATGAGTATGTGCGGCAGGACAACGCCGCCATGCAGACGGCACAGCTTGCCCAGGAGCAGGCCAACTGGGAAGCGCAGTTCAACGCTGGAAACAGCCAGTGGCAGCAGCAGTTTGACGCTTCCCAGCAGGAGTATCAGGACAGCCTTTCGGCACAGAACCGGGAATATGCCTATAATCTGGCGATGACGATGCTGGCGGCGGGCGTGATGCCGGACACCAATACGCTGAACGAGGCTGGGATTTCCACAGCCGACGCGCTGAATATGCGGCTTGCTGCAATGTCTACTGGCGGTTCGGGCGGCGGGCGGGGAAGCTCTGGAAGAAGTTCTGATGTGGATGTGTCAAACGAAAATGAACAGGGAACGGTATCTTCTTCCGGCAACCTCCATAAAGCTGACCGGGATACAACCATCAAAAATGCCGTTGCTTCTGGGAAACTCGGCGGAGGCGGAATCTCTCCAAACGAATTTAACGCACTAGGGAAATCTTTGGCGGCGCAGCTGGCATCCGGTAATGAAAATGCCGCTTTGGGGAATGTCACAAACAGATGGGGCGAATTGTCCGCTTATCAGAAGCAACAACTAGCCGATCTGTTCGCCAAATATGACATTTCGTTGTCTAATTAAAGAGGTGAAACCATGCCGACATTTAAAAGGATCAGCACAGGTGAGACACTGACGTATGACCCTGATCCGGTAAGAAGTCGTCCGAATGTTGAGGCGATTACGACCAAGCCGAAAACAAAGGCCGGAAAGAATACCATTACCGGCAAGATCAGCAGCTCGGCAAAATCTCAGCGGAAAGTTGCCGAAGAAAAGACGAAGCCGGATACGCTTCTAAATATCCTGATGCGAGACACTGGACACATCAGCGAAGTGGTGGACAGCACCACCGGGCAGGTGATCTCCACACCGGAGGCGTCCCGCGGCGGGAGTATGCTCAAAGGCGCTGCACAGGGAACGGCGGCGGGCTTTACGAGTACCGGCGGGACCTTTCTGGACCTGCTGCGTTCTTATGATACTGCTGGCAGCTCCTACACCCGGCGGGCCAACCAGGAGGAAGAGAATGCAGCCCACTACCGGGAGATGTTGGAGCGTGGGACGCTGGATGATGGAACACCTATCACAGCATCCATGCGGCAGCAGTTGGAGATGCTTGCCTCCCGTGCAGACAGCCGTTCTACCGGATACCATGACGCAGCTGTGAAGCAGCACGCCCCCATTGCACGGGCCACTCAGGCCGTGTATGATACGGCGGACCGTCTTGCGGCCCAGTCGGCACAGAACATCGCGGAGGCAAAGGAGGGGCTTGGAAGTGTCGGTCAGTTCGCGGTGGACGTGGGTGTGGCCGGGACGCAGTTGGCGGGCGACGCTCTTCTGGCAGCTCTCACTGGAGGGAGTGCGCTTGTTCCAATGGCTGTCCGTGGCTTTGGCTCCGGGACGCAGCAGGCCCGGCAGGAGGGGGCGACGCTGGGGCAGCAGGTGGCCTATGGCGCGGGGAGCGCGGCGCTCAGTGTAGCGACAGAGAAGATCGCCAACGTGGCCGCCCCACTTCGGCGGACCTTTGGTTCCGGTGTCCTGGACAATGCTATCACAAAAGCAACCGGACGCCTGGGCCAGAGTGCGGCTGGACAAACGGTCCTTTCCGCATTAAGCGAAGGTGGAGAGGAAGTTGTGGAAGCATTGGTCCAGCCGGTGCTGCAGCGGATCACCTATGATAAAACCGCCCTGCAGCAATATCAGGACCCGGACTATCTGGCAGACACCATTTATCAGGGCCTGATTGGAGGCGCTTTGGGTGGTGCGCTTGGAGCTGCTGGAAGCATTGGCCGCAGGAGCGCCGAAAATGCCAATCGCCGGGCCACAGATGCCGCAGGAACGGCGCAAACGGAAACTGCACCCGTTTCCACCACCCAGGCACAGGAGGCTGCAGAGGGCACTACAGGCTTTTTGGAGCCAACGCTTGTTAGCCGTGTACGTCAGTCTATTCCGCATATCCAAAACATGAATCCGGTTGCCGAGGTTACTGGGACAGAAATCCCCCGAAGTGGAAAACTGGTGGATCGGCTTGCCTCTTTTGTCAATGCGATTGGGAATAAGGTCAATCGGCCCGGCTTTGGTGATGTTCTATTCTCCAGGGGGAGAATCAAGTCCAGCATGATCGGACATGGGACAGGCCCTTCCAAAATCGAGACATTTGCGGCCGTCCCGGATGTAATCCGAAACGGCCAGCAGATTGACTATCAACAGAACTGGAAAGGGCTCGGCTATGATACCTACACTTTCGCAGCGCCAATTACCTACCGGGGGCAGCCTACTTACTTAGGTGTCATTGTCACGAAGGACAGCGCCAGCAACCGCTACTATCTTCACGAGGTAGTGGATGCAAATGGAGACGTCATCTTTAGAAATGACGAATCCCCCGCATCTACACCAGACGGAACTTCTGCCCTTTCGGGTGACCTCGATACCGTAGTAGACGCGGGGGATGGTGCAGGAACAACACCGGGCACTGTCGACACCGTGACAGACGGGCGGGCCTCCCGAGGAGTTCCTGCTTCTAATACTACTATAGCACCCGGCGCGGAAAATGTCAATTCGGACGCTCTGGCGCAAATTCTGTTTGGGGATACCCGGCAGGAAACCGGAGACACACAGGCACCGCCAACCTATGACAACCTGGGCAGCGCCCGGCGGGGCTTCACCACCCCCGGCATGGAAGGGCAGGAGAGGACCAGCCGCCTTGCGGAGTCCATGCCGTATAATCAATATCAAGAAGCCGCCACCGGCCTTTCACGGGAGGACTATGCCAAGCTGTTCCGGTATGAAAGCCAAACAGAAGGGCGTTCTCTCAATCTGGCAGAAGAACTGGTGTACGCCGTTCGGGACGGCCAGCGGACCTTCCTGCGAGACATTGACGAGACGGCTTTTCATGAGTTGGTGCAGTCCCTAGATGATGCGACGGCATGGAATGCGCCCCAGATGGATGCCGCCCGGATGATCCAGCAGGAGCTGCAGGGCAGGTCCGCAAATCTGGAGATCCCCTCTGAGGAATATACGGACTTCCTGCGGATCATGCGGGAGCATGAGACTGCCACTGGTCAGGGCGTTCAGGCAAACGCCAAGTGGAGCCGCCGGGACAACCAGAACGGACAATCTTCGGAGCTGGAGGCGTGGGACAATCTGCAAAACTCCAATCTTTCCGAAGAAGAGAAGCGCAGCACCTTCCAACGGATTGTGAAGTGGGATACGGAGATCGAGCAGGCCGCAGAGCCGCAGCAGTTGAAAGACATTATCCTGAACGTTGCACAGCAGCGGGGCGTTTTGAATGGCTTAACTGGTCGGCAGAGCCGGATTATGACCGCGGTTGCAAACAGCAGCTTGGACTCCCTGACATTCGACCAGTTGAAGCAGTTCGCCTATGCTTCCACTTCTGCGCTCAGCACCGACTCCACACCGGCCAACATGGGTCAGAAGATCAAGACTATCCAAATCCTGAACATGCTGTCCAACCCCAAAACGGCGGTGAAGAACATCACCGGAAACACGTCTTTCTACGGCCTGGACGCGCTTTCCATGAAGGGGGCGGCCCTGCTGGATATGGCGCTGTCCAAAGTAACAGGGACCCGCAGCGTGGCCTATGAACGTTCCAATCTGGGGCAGGCAGCCAAGGCGATGCAAATGGCGATTGCAGAAATCACCATGGACGTAGACATGGGCGGTAATCAGAGCCGGTACGGCACCAGCAGCCGCCGGACCTTCAAAGCCAGCGGAAACTTTGTGGACCGTGTAATGTCTATGCTGGAGCGGAACCAAGCGTACCTTTTGAATGCCACAGACGAATTCTACAAGGGCCTTGCCCGCAGCAATGCGAGCCGTACCCAGGCGCTGGTCGACCAGGGGAAGATCAAGACTACTGACAAGGACTATGCACAGAACCAAGCTGACGCGCTTGCACGATACCGGACCTTCCAGGATGACAGCAAACTTTCTCTTGCGATCCAGCAGGTACATGATGTACTGAATATGGTTGCTGGCATTGGTGACAGTGGACGGAGCATCCGCGGCCGTACAGTCCATGCCTTCGGAGCTGGTGACATTGTGGCGCCGTTTACCCGGGTAGCCGGAAATCTGGCATCTCGCGGTTTGGAGTATTCTCCCGCGAACGCTGTCAAGGGTATTGTGGAGATGGGTAAAACCGTGGCGCAGGCTGTCAGCGGTCAGAATGTGGACCCGGCTGCACAGGCCCGGGCCGTCTCTGACACTACCCGGGGCCTCACCGGAACCGCCATTGCATACGGATTTATGCTTTTGGCCCAGTCGGGGCTTCTGTCTCAGGCAGGGGACGAGGATGATCCGGACGTGGCGGCGCTGAATTCCAGCGAGGGCATCACGGGGACCCAGTTGAATATCTCTGCAACGGAACGGGCTTTGTCTGGCGGAAGCACGGAATGGCAGAGTGGAGACACCCTGATCGACCTGTCCTCCATCGAGCCGCTGAACCTGTTGATGAACCTGGGAACGGAGATGGCAAAGAGTGAAGGGAACCCCATCGTTTCTTCTTTTAATGCTGTGCCGAAATCCTTTATGGATGCAACTGCGGAGCTTCCGGTGATGCAGTTCATTGGGAATGCGGCAACGGACATCATCAAATATGGACAGGACCCACAGGAAGTATTACTGCAGGAGGGGGCAAACACGGTAGCTTCTTCCCTGATACCAAACATTCTGCGGTCTACGGCCCGTGGGCTGGATGACCGACCCCGCAATACCTATTCCGGGGATACGCTCGGAGAGCAGGTTGTGGACAGCGTGAAGAACAGCATCCCGGGTTTGCGAGAAACCCTGCCGGGGTCTGTCAACCCACTGGGGGAGGAAAAGCTGTATCAGGGGAGCACTGCGGACCGCCTGCTGAACGCGCTGCTGAACCCGGTGGGAGTCAATACCTACGACCAGAGCGAAGTGTCTCAAAACATGGAAGCGCTGCGCGAGCGGACGGGGGAGACCTCCTTCTATCCTTCTAAGAGCGCCCCATCGGAGCTCTCGTACACAAAAGATGGCAATACCTATAGCAAGTCCTTGACCTACGAGGAGCGGCAGGACTATCTCCGGGATCGCGGCGCCGTCGCACTGACTACGCTGTCCTCCATGATGGGCAGCAGCGCATACAAGAGGGCGAATGATACTACCAAGACGGAGCTTTTGGACCTCTGTAATGACTACGCCAGCCAACGGGCAAAGAAAACGATTCTGGGAGCCGACAGTGTTCCGGCATGGGTAAACAACGCAGAGACAGCGCAGAACGATCTTGGAATATCTCCAGCGGAATACTTGGCCCTCTATCATCAGTACGGCGCCGAGATCATGTCTGGGACGGCTTATGAGAAAACGAAGCAGGCGGTTGCATCCGGCTTAACGGTTCAGCAATATGTGGACATGAAGAATGGGCTGGATGCAAATGGAAACGGAAGCGTTTCCCAGGTGGAAGCCCGGGCGTATCTGGACCAGCAGGATTACAGCCGGGAACAGAAGTCAGACCTCTGGCACATCATCAATAAAAGCTGGAAGAGGAACCCCTACGCATAAGAGAAGCCCCGCCAGACGGCGGGGCCTTTTCTGACTGTTTGGAGATGATCGTTTTCAGAACCGGAACAACGCTTTCGTAGTATCGGAAGGACGGGACTTCCTTTCCGGGGCAGTTCTTGGCAACGTCATTGACCCATGCCCCGTACTGCTTCGTTTTCAGGTGGTTCCGGTTGGCGAGCATCCCGACCTTGTTTGCGGAGATTCCCAGTTTTTCGCCGATCTCCTGTGCTGAGTAGGTCTTTTCCCCGATATAGGGCAGGGGGAGCAGGTATTCCCCAGTCAGCTCCTTGGTAGCGTGGGCCTGGAGAACCTGTCTGTAAGTACCGTCATACTCCTTCGCCAGACGCTCTAAAAGCTGGGCCTTGCGGACACGGATGCTCTCCATCTGGTAGTCGGTCATTCCCAGCCGCTTTGTTTTGCCGCCTTGGATATGTTCCCGCATCTTCTCAAAGGCGGTGACGTAGGCGGCGGTGAACAGGACGCCCTTTTCTCCGGTCATCTTGTTCGCCACCATGTCGCAGCCCTTCTTTGTGAGAAGATAGCAGGGAAGTGTTCTACCCGTACTGTCTTGATACACATGCGGAATGAAGAAATCACTAGGCGCAATTTTGCGTTCAGTTCCACTGCCCCCAGATTTGGGGTGAGTATTTTCAGACAAAATTTTGGCGTATCCTGCAATATCTCGGATAAGGTGGTCATGCCGTTTCCCAATCATCTCAGCCACATCCCGGCTGTCGACCACTTCTGTGTCATTGAAATTAAAAACTCTCAGTTCGTTCATTGTGATACCTCCATAGATTTCTTTTTCATGGTGTTTTTGATGCTGCGCTGGCCTTTCAGAAAGCCGTAGTTGAAAGCAAGTACCGTTGCGCTGAACAATCCTTCACTTTGCGATACAATTGTCTCCAGTTCTCCCGTATCCATGCTATAGCGTCCGGTTTTCACCTTCTCAAGCATGTCAATGAATGCCCGTGGCTCCATCTTCATCTCAGTCACCTCCCTCCCCGTCGTAGATGTTGCCGATGATCTCACAGTAGTATGCCGTCTCCACGCTCCTTCTGCGCCAGTCATGTGCCATCTGGAAAATCGCATTATTTTCGTTCCACTCTACTGTGTATATTGAGTTCTCGTGCGGGTCATAGACGTTGTCCCCCTCAAAAATCCGCTTCCCATTCTTATCTTTCAGGCCGGTGTACTGGCAGACCGTGGAGGGGTCAACCTCAATCCCATAGAACGCAGAGGCATACATTGGAATGATATAGTGCTTTTCTTGCCCAACTGGCCCAATACAGCAGTAGAATCCATCTACACATTCTCCATTATCCAGCCGCTTGGCTTTGAAAAGGATTTCTCTCATTGGGCACCTCCGATGATCTCGTCAAAGGTATATACCTGACCCTTTTCAACAGACGGGAACAGATGTCTGGTGATTACTTCTCTCTGAAAATATGTGCCGTCTACAATTTCCAGGCACTGCGTCCATGCACCATCGTATTTTATTGCATTGATCTCCGGGAGCAAAACTTTGATTGCCTTCGCTCTCTCCGCCTCCTGCTGGGTGAAGCGGGGCTTTCGGACGATGCGGTCTGGATCGTTGATAGCATTAACCAGATAATTCACATTCAGGTCAGTTTCCTTGTGCTCTCCGTGCGATAACAAAATGTGGATTTTCCCATCGTCATTCACCAGCAAAACGATCCCGGTGCTTTTAAGTTCAAATCGTTCCCCAACCTCAACCCCCAGCACTTCACAAATTCTCGGCTTGTCCATGTTGGCCTCCAAACTTTCACCTTTGCTATCATTTTTTGTAAGTACATTTCCATCTTCCACCACCTCATAGCCCATCAGGCGAGCGGCTTCGTGAGGGTTGGCTCTTACGTATTCATGACACGGCCTCTTTGTCCCTGCGTATTGCTGCACGGGTTCCCGAATCTCGCAATAGTCGCAATCTTCTTTGCTATCGCAAAACTGCGCTAATGCCTGTTCAATGGTAAGTGCGACTTCGCCCGTCTTACTCCGAAACTTCATGGTCGGCCTCCTTGCCCATGCGGGCGCCACAATGACAATATGGTTCTTCTTTTGGCTCCTCTCTTCCGCATAAGCTACAACGAAATGATGTGTATTCATGGAGAATAGGATCCCCATTCTGGTCATATTCAACTGGAATATATGTATGATGGATTTCTGGATTCCATCTCCCGTGTCGCACCGGGGCAACGTCAGCGGCGGGGATGCCTTTGATTGCTCCGCCAATATTCCAAGCCACGGTATCGCCGCAATAGTCTGCCATTCTAAGCCGATCTTCATATTCTTTCTGGCAGATGTCGAGTGCTTCCGCCCTCTCGATGTACTCCTTCATTCTCTCCACCTCTGTTCGTGGTCGTCTGCAATCCGTTTAATGATTTCCAGCTCTTCATCCGTCAGCGTCCGGTTCCACGCAATGGAAAAATCGCCCGTACACCGATTCGGGCAGGCCGTACACTCGCAGCGGTTGGCGTTGCTGGTATCATTCACCCTGAATGGGCAGCTGTGGTTATAGCAGTCAGTTCTAATCCCTAATTCCCGTTCGACAAATTCAGCGGGATACATCGGCGGTATAGTTTTATTCTCCATCCTGCTCCTCCAATACGGTCATATCATAGCCACTCTCTATAAATCGGATCGTTTTTTGATGGTCGCAAGCGTTCCCGAGATAAGTGTAAATCTCTCGCATATCCTCCACACTGAACCTAGTGTCAAGATATTGATTTATACCATTCAGGAAGAAAATATGAAGGGCTGTATTATCTACTGCACGGCGAAACGGCGTGGACTTACAAGCCGCGCGGGAAAACCACTCCAACACCTTGCACTTTACATCCAGTTCGCTCTTGCAAGTGCTGATATTGAAATACACATTTGCCTTTTGGTGGGCGATAAACTCCCCCTGGGCGTTGATGAACCATCCAGGGAAGGAAAGCCCAAGTCTCCTAATGACTGCCCAATCAACCATCCTGCTCCCTCCGTAGTGCGGCCTCCTCGCGGGTCAGGAAAACGGTTTTACCGCTATATTCGGTGTTGCCAATTTTGAGCCGCCATTTCCCGCCGTCAAAGTATGTCAGCCGCTTCATGTCAGTCCTCCTCATACTCCGGGTGTACGCCCATGCAACAGTCAAAGCAAATCCAGCCAGTGGGAGAACATTCATCTCTCACCATCTCGCTCTGCTCATACCGTTCCCCACAGATACCGCACTTTCGGTAGTATTTACGCTTTTTCATGTCAGCCCTCCTCGCCGTCCCACTTCCATGCGGGGCAAAGTTTGTGCAGGTCCTCTACTGCCGCATCCCTCTCCCGCTTCATCTGATCTCTCTGATTTTCTACAATTTCAATACACCGCTTCACCTGTTCCAGCTCGGCCCGCAGCTGCTCGTTTTCGGCCCGGAGCGTGGAGAGGGTGGTGGCGCCATCAAGTGCAACGCCTCTTTTCAGGTCCTTCCCTTCAAAATATCCGTTTAGCTGCTCAATCAGCTTCTCAATGTCCATCAGGTGTCCACCTCCACTGGTTGCTTCATCCACTTCAATGCAGCTTGCCTGCACCCTTCATAAATCGGAATGTTTGGATAAGCACAGATGAAATTGCATACTCCGCCTTTTTCATGCTCACAACACTTACAAAAGTCGGCTCTGAGAAAAATGTCCGCCAGTTCCTCGTCGCTCATGGCCCGGATTTTATCTGCGTTTGTCATGTTTCATCCTCTCCCTCCGGCGGGCGGCGGTAAAACACCCAATGCGGGATTTCCTTTACATTGTAAATGCTACCTGCAGGTGTGATGATATGCCCATGCTGGCACAGACACCAGTACCCGTTCCCGCCCTCGATGGGTTTGCAGGCAACCCACACAGGCTCGTCCATCTCCCGCAGTTCCTCCAGCGTCAGCGGCTCGTTCGGCGGGGTGAGGGTGGGCGTGAAGTAATCACACCCATCCGTACAGAAACAGCTTGCGTTCTGCGATTCTCGGCTCGCCCACAGCGCACATACCTTTTCGTGCAGGCACTTCTTGCAATCAAACTCTTCCATCTTTCAGCGCCTCCTCAGTCGCAATCATCTCGATTACCGGAACGACTTCAAAGTCTTTGTCCCACGAAGAACAGCCGCTTCTAGCCTGCGCCTCAGAACGATATGTCTTTACGGAAACGTCTCTTATTTCCGATATGGGACGAAAACTAAAATGCTTTGCTAGACCGCACCAGACCTCTGTTCTGTTTTTCCGCATGACCACATAGCGCTTGCGCTCAATCCGCATCGTTCGCCGCCTCCCATCTCTTTCTCATTTCTTTCCACGCCTCCAGGGTGAGGGGGCGGCCGCAAAATCTGCAAAAATGATTCTGGGCATAGAAAATGTCGTCACTTTCAATTTCTGGTCCTTTTAAGTAGCTCATTCCCCATCTCGTAACGCATACAGCAGTACGATAATCTTGAACACCGTCATTTTTGCAGAAACTACACCCCGGCCACACCCGCTCCAGCTGCTCCTGCGTGGGTGGGGTGAGGGCGGAGAGTAGGGTATCAACCGTTTCATCCGTCAGGTCAAAAGAGTGCCTTAGCACTTGCCCGTATTCCATCGGCTCATATCCCTGATACTGTTTCAACAGCCTAACCGCTTCTTCTCGCGTCATGGCTGGGCCTCCCTTTCCATCTTCTCTTTGACGGCTGACAGGATGAAATCCCGGTTCAGCACATACAGGTCCGTAATTCCGTGCTCCTTGCACATCTTGATGATCTCGTCCATGATGTAGTTTTCGATATCTTCTTTCCAGAGGACAACCGCCTGTATCGTTGCAGAGGCCACGGTGTTTCCATCCTCGTCTGTTCTGACTTGCAAGGATGGGTCCCCAATGTCAACATATTCTCCCGGGTTCTTCATTCCAGCTCCTCCAGCATCTCCATCTCCTCCGCTCAATCTTCCTTGATACGAACAGGAAGAACCATCTTAATGTCCTCTTTGTTGGTTCGCAGAAGAATAGGCTCGACATTGCTACGAAACTCCAAAACGACGGGCTGTCTAAAACTTCCGTCGGCAGAGACTTTTGCCGCTTGCAGGGCAGACAGAAGATAGTTCCCGTTGAATCCAATGCGATACTTTACTTCTGTGGTTGGAATCGCCTTTTCCCACTCAAATCCACTGTCCTTCGGCTGGGTATAGCCGAAAGAAAACCCACAACACCGAATCACAGCCTCTTTCCCATCTTCGGTCAAGGAGATGGTTGCATACTGTTTGCTCGGAAGTTTGGTATTGCTCTTGATGAACGCCACAAAGTCCTCGTCGCAATCGCTGATGATAGAGTGCTCCACAGACATCCGATAGCCATCAACGGCCATTGCCACAACTTGATTATCTGCCGCATGAAACTCCAGTTTGATGTACTGATGGCTGGGCTTGTGGTCATTATCACTCACAAAAGACTTGGTCGCCGCAATCAGGCGGTTTAAGTTGTTTGTGTAGATTTTTGCTGACTTCATGTTGTTTCCTCCAATTTCTTCAATTCACTTTCACTCAGAATCGGTGCGCGGGTGTTCCAGGCGAGGCGGGCTTCTTCTTCGGTCTTGTATGGGCCTGTATGCCCACCGCACCCACCATTCGTTGCATCACACACAGCGTCATAGTGGGTGGCGCACCAATCATAGCCAGGAGCGTCTTCATCCATGTACTCATGCTCCGCTATCGTCCCAGCGTGAACTACCATCTTCCCACACCACGGGCAAGGCACCAGCACCCCCGCATCCGTCAGCCGCTTCGCAGCATCTTTATTTCCGAGCATGGCTAATTTGACGTCATCCATTACAAATTCCTCCCCATTGTTCTGCCATTGCCTGAGCTATGCCTGGAAAGGTCTTGGCCCGATTCTTCTGTCGGTCTTTCCCACCTCGCATGAACCATGTTCCAGCTTCGTGACAGCTGCATTTCGGGTCAACAATGTTAGTTGGCTCCAAAGGAGGAAGTCCTTTCAACCACAGGCGGGTCTTTTTCTGAACCGGGTGTCCGAACATCCACGGCTGGACCTCCTGGGTGTGCGGCGGCATTTCATAAATCTTGCTGGATACTGGGTTCTCCACACAGATGTGCGGGCAGTCGGCATTCAGAAACCTCAAGAAAAATGCTTTTGCCTCAAGCCCTGTCCGATAGCGCTCCTGATTGAGAACGCCCCCCTTGAACAGGTGTTTTGCTCCGGCGTTCGACAGATATGTACAAGGCGGAAACGCCAGAATCATGTCCCACTGCATTTTCAGCATCTCCAACGCGTCACATTGGATGTGCCACTCAGGATGGCCTCCGCTGCACGGCTCCAAATCACAGCTGTACGCCTCGTGCCCCAGCGCCCGGAACGCCTTGCAGACCTCCTGCGATTCCTCACACGCTACCAATACCCTCATAGCTTCGCCGCCTCTTTTCCGCCCAGCAGGGCGCGCTTTTCATCCGTCATAGTCCTAAATCCTCCCATGTGATCTGCCGTTCTTCCAGGTCAAACCTGGACCCCATGTAAATGATGTTGTCATCTGTCCGGAACCGCCCAGGGAAAGCAACGTTTTCCACGTGTTGGAGCTCTAAGAGCTTATCCCATAGCTCCCTATGGTGTGCCCGCAAATGTCGGAACTCATTGTCACTGGTATTTGGGCAGAAGAAGCACCCGCCACGCTTACAGAACTCATAGGCTGGAGAGAGGAGCCCGTATTTCCGGCAGAGTTCGCGCGCATCCTTCTGGGTGTATCCGTATTTCTGCAGCAGGGATATTTTCTGCCCGCCCAGGCGCAGCAGTCTTTCGTCCTCGTCTGCTGCATATCCGATATACTGTACTGCTCCTTTATGCGCCCGGCGAAACCGGCCCAGCGGAGGTGTCTTACAGCGATCTTGCACCTTGCAAAACCCCGGCGACGGGAATCCTTGATACTTTCCGGCCCGCAACCCCTTTTTGATCTGGTGCCAAAACACGTCCATAAACGTCTTTTGAGATCGCAGAACCTCCACGCGCACGCCATGTTCCTCAAACCACGGGATTGCTATCCCGTGGATAAAATCTGCATGTTCCGGGACCTCTCCGCTGGTATGCGCATCAAACATGACCTCACAGTATACCAAGGCTGTCAAAGGCTCCCCGTGCTCGAGAGCAAGCAGGGCTGTTGCCGTACTGTCTGCGCCGCCGGACCATGATGCAAAATGCTCAGTCATGCTCTCTTCCTTTCCAGCGGGCGGCTCTCATGCTTCCACCTCCGACGGATAGACTGCGTACTGGCCCTTGCCGTAACGCTGGTATTGGGACGCCATCCGCCGGAAGGACTGGTATTGGATGCCCAGATATTCCGCACACTCTCGGGCGGTGCCCTCAAAGGCGTATTGCCCGTCCTTGCCGTAGATGGTGTACATCTTCAGGCAGTAGCGACGCGGTATCCGCACACGCCCATATTTCCGGGCCCAGATGCTGACGGTCGAAACGGACACATTGACCGCTTTGGCAATGTCCTTCTGGAGGCATCCCCGGTCCACCATCTCCAGAATGGTTTGCAGCTTCTTAGTTGTCATGACTTGCCTCCCATTCCCGGTACAGGGAAAACCAGTCCTCCGCCCGCATCGTCACCAGCCACTCGCAGCGGCTCCGCCGGTGGGCTACAATGGGATATTCCCAAGGAGGCGCATCGTGCTTGGCCTGGGCCATGGCTGCCTCCAAATCCAGCCGCTCCACACGCTTGACTTCCTGATGGATGCCGGGCAGCCCTACAACGTCAGAGGCGTCCCCGGTGTTCCCGCAATACTGAGCCGTGCGGCGGCAGTCATAGCCCTGCCCACGGCAATAGCTGGCCCATTCCAGCTCTCCGCGCTTGCCTTTTTGTTTGCTGTTCATGGTTCCTCCTTGTGGTGATACATTTCCCGGATGTACTTCCACGTCTCGTCGTTCATGCTTTGGGCAGTAGGTTTTTCCTTCCCTTCCTGCTTCCTGCGCTTTTCCCAGGTGATTACAGCCTGTTTCCAGTCCTTCATGGGAGACTGACCGATCTTCCAGCCCTTGGAGGCGTAGAAAGCAACAAACGACTCTGGGTCTACCCCGTTGTTCCGCTCCTGACAATATGCCCTGACTTCATCGACTGTCGGAGGTGAAAAGCGTTTCCCCCTGGAAGAGGGGGTAGGGGGAGTATAACTATCGTTCTCATTCTCTTCCTCTCTCTCTACCTCACCCTCTACCTCTATCTCTCCCTCTATATTGCTTTCCGTTTGCTTCCGGTTTGCTTTCGGTTTGCTTCCGCCTCGCTTCCCGTTTGCTGCCTTTTTGCTTGCTTTGTCAAGTATCGGTTTTACAAGCAAAAAGGAAGCGGATGCCTGTCCTGTTAATGGCTTGCTTTCTCCCTCGAACACATAAGTACAAATCGCCGTCACAAAGGGAAGCTGGTCCTTCTTCGGAAGCACTTTTAACGCCTCCCAGAAGCTGCGGTAAAAGGTAAATTGGTCACGTTCCAAGCAGTTCACCCGCCTTAAAACGGCAGTTTGCCGTCCTCTTCGCCGATCTCGGCGAAGTCTGCGGCTGAGACATTGACGCCGCCGCTCTGGATGGGGAAGTGGGACTCCTTTTCTGTGGGCCACACATAGTCCGCTATCAGGTCTGTATAGGTTTTGCCGTTGTACTCCCGGCTCTCCAGCCGCCCGGCGGCGATGACCCGGTCGCCCTTCACCATAACGGACAGCTGGCGGGCCAGATGTCCCCAGCCCTTGACAGTCAGGAAAGCGGCGGTTCCGTCCTTTCGGCCATAGGCGCGGACGGAGATGGAGCCGACCTCCTTGCCGTTGCTGGTGATGCGGATATCTCCGTCACAGGTGGCCTTTGCGATGACGAAGCCGGTCTTGACCTCTTTGCCGCTGCGGTCATAGTCCGTAATGCCATTGATAAACATCAGGAGTCCTCCTTTTGCAGGGCGTCCACCAGGGCGTCGAAGTCGCCGGACTTGATCTTGCTGGCGCTGTCGTAGCCGTGGGAGCGCAGGAAGTCCTTGGCCTCCTGTTTGGTAAATCCGTGGCGGCTGGCGCAGGTGTAGAAGAACTTGACCTGGGCGGGGGTAATGGGCTTTTCCGGGTCTTTGTCCGCGAAGTAGGCCCCGGCATCCTCTGTGTCGCTCTCAATGTCCTGAGTGAAGCTGTCGGACATGCAGCCCAGGGACAGGGCGGCGGACACCAGGGCCCGCTTCTGTGCCATCTTCAGGGCGCTGTTGGCGCCGTCGTAGGGGGACTGGCTGCCGGTGCGGCCCTCCCGGGTGTTGGCGGAGCCGTAGGAGCTGGTAATGATGTACTCTTTGCCATCCACGATCTTCACCAGGTCACAGCGGACGGCATAGAAGAAGAATCCAGTCTCCTGGTTTTCGATCTTGCTCTCCATGTGGTATCGCTGGCAGAGGCCGTAGGCTACAGCAACTTTTTCGGCGCCTGCCTTGAACAGGGTGGGGTGCTTCGTCATGGCCTCCCCGTTCTTCTTGCGGATCACGCCGAAGTCGATGCCACGGCGTAGGGTCTCCGGCTGGCAGCCAAACACGGAGATTTCATAGTCCCCGGTATGGGGCTTGCGCTGCACCGTCAGGGGCGCGGCGTTATAGCTGTAGAGCATTATTTCTTCACTCATGCGTGGTTCTTCCTTTCCACTGCCTGATTCATGAACAGACAGATTTTCAGCAGTTCCAGGTCATAGCGGACTTCCGTGAGCTCATAGGTCCCATCCTTGGAGAGTTTCAGAGCATAGAGATAATCCGGGGTACTATGCCATGGGGGCATCAATTCTTGGTAGGCTGTCAGCTGGGCCCGGAGAGATGGGCCGTGGAGTTGGCCAGTCTTGATGTCCAGGATACAGCTGCGGCCATCATAGAGCGTCCCGTATCGGTCCAGCGTTCCTGCGTAACCCAATTCCAGATTCCCCATGGGGTGCTCGATCAGCTCCCAGTCCGGGCGGTAGTCTTTCAGGAAGCGGCGGTAGGCTTTCAGATACCCGGCGATCTCCGGCGTTTCCTCCGGTGTCTCGCCATAGTCGATCAGGGCGCAGGCTTCATGGACGGCGGTCCCCCGGCGGGCGGCGGTCTCCGCCAGCCACGGCTTATCCGATTTGTAGTCGTATGCCAGAAAGCGGCAGATGTGGGTAACGCTGGGGAGTTCCACGCCGTCCAGGGTATAGGTATGGGACTTTTCATCAAACTGGATCACCGGAACTCGCTCCTTTCCTTGATGCTTCTTCCGTCCAGCCACTCGTCCAGCTGGTCCTCCTCCTCTTCCCGGAGACTGTCTGCGAAGTTCCGGAAACGGGCTAGAAGGGAGCGGCGGCAGGATTTGCAGAGGATGACCCCAGCGGGCATATAGCCTTTGCAGATGGGGCAGCTGGCGGCGTCCTCGACATAGGGCTGGCCGCAGACGGGACACAGCTCCTCCCGGTAGCGGTAGCCGGGGAATACGGTGGGGTCCGTGCCCTCCCGGACCATAGGGGCGTCAAAGTAGGCGTTGCAGATTTGGCAGTGCTTCATGACTCGCCTCCGATCCGGAACGCATCTTCCGCGGGAATACCCATGAGATGGGCCACGCTGTCCCGGAATGGCCTGGAGGCAGCCAACCGCCCGGAGAGCATCTGGTATGCCTGGGCGTATGAGACGCCGCCCACGTCCTGAATGAAGCTCTTGACCACGCCGCCATAGTTTTCTACAATGTACCTTCGGATGACCGGATACAGCACGGACGGGGGCCGGGGTGGGATTCGGATGCAGGCCGACAGGTCATTCTTGATGGTGCAGTCCGCGTATCCGATTTCCCGGGCGATCTCCTGCCAGTTGTGGCCGTCGATCCGCATCGTGAATGCCTTGATACGTTCTTCTCTTGTCAAATAGCTCCCTCCTCGATGAAATAGATTGTAGCGGTACGGACTCCGGCCTGGATGGCGGCCTCGTGGCTCTCCATGCAGAGGTCGATGTGGGCGCCTTTCACGGCACTTCCGGTATCGTCCGCCCGGTAATAGTGGAGTTCTCCGTCTCCGTAGTCCACCAGGACATCAGAACCCAATGGGATGATGGACGGGTCCACGGCCACAGAGACGCCGGGCGTGGCCCTTCTGCCGCTGGCGGTGATGCCGTCGGACTTGCCGCAGCAGCGGGAGCAGGTGCAGTAGTGGGTGACGGTGACATCATCCAGGCGGACGGCATGGGACAGCAGCGCCGCCTCGATCAGCTCGTTTTCCGCGGCCTCCTGCTCCTCTTCGGTGAGATAACAGCGGACCAGGGCCGGGGTATCGTCGCCGGGTAGGCTGCCGTCCTGCGTGGCGGGCTCCGGCTTGTGCATGGCGGGCCGATCTGCTTTCACCGTCATAATCAGGTAGCTTCCCAGCCACGCCAGCAGCAAGATCAGAAACAGGAGATATGTAATCAGCTGCCGCCTCTGGCTCCGGCGCCGCCGCTCTTCGCGGGTCAGCTTTTTCATAGGATATGCCTCACCGCTTCTTCTCGGGTAATATAGAAATGGATGCCCGTGCTGCACTCGTTCCAGCGGTTTTCGTCGAAATCCGAAACGGAGACCACAGTTCCGGGAATGTAATGGAAGTTCTCATCTCTATCACTGACGGCGACCTGCTCCAATACAATCCCCTCTAAATCCTGAATCTCCAAAACGGTTGCCTTTGAGCAGCGGCACTTCCGGCCTGTTCCGGAACTGCGCACGGCATCTTCGGTAATTTCCAGCTTTACAATGCACTCATGACCGCTGGTTTTGACCCTTGCCTTTTTCCAGCCGACAAAAGCGCCGATTTCCGGGCAGGCAATGGGATAAAATAAATTTTTTGCCTTTTCAATGTAGTCGGCCCTGGACAGGTCGGCCCTGGACAGGTTGGCCCCGGACAGGTCGGCCCGTTTTCCGCCATTTTCGCCTCGTAGCCATTTAAAGTGCTTGTCCAAAATATTTTTCAACTCTTGTTCGTCCATGCGTTATTCCTCCTTGTAGGTCTCCCGGAAGCTGCCTTCGGGGAAATCGAACTCCACGGTGAAATGATGGTGCCGCTCGTTGATGGAGACTACCCGGCAGGGATGCGGGCCTGTCCTTGCGGTCACAAAGGCGCTGGTGGGGATGGTGGGTTCCAGGCACAGCTTGTCTCCAATGTTCATCTGTGGCCCTCCAGTCTGTCCAGTATCCAGAAGAGGCCGTTTGTCAGGGAGATGGCTCCAGCGGTCAGAACGATGATTTGAAGGATCATTTCGACACCTCCGAAAGACTCCGGGCCAGGGTGGCGGCGGAGATTTTGGAGCCGTTGAAGGGGAAGCGGTTCTTCAAAGTGCTGTATTTCTTGATGCCGGTGAATCGCCGGACATCCTCCAGGGACAGCAGGTGCCGCCCTTCGGTGAATTCTAGAATGTCCGCGAGGTTGTCGCGGTAGTATCTTGACTCAGACATTCGGGTCCTCCTTTTCTTGATGGTCGTGGTTGCTGTTCGGGTCTGACGGGCGAAGGCGCAGAGCCTCGTCAAAGGTCATGCCGTAGGCCGCCCGGTTGAGCTTGTCCATGAGCCGCTTGGTGTTGCGTGCCTGGGACTCCAGGTCTTTGATGGTGCTGTTTTCGTTCAAAGTAAATTCCTCCTTGCGATTGATTTCCGCCCGGAGGAATGGTATACTGTCCTCGCGGGCCTGTTGGCGCTTTCAATAGGTTCCGCAGCCCTCGTCGGTGTGTCCGCACCGGCGGGGGCATTTTTGATTGCAAAATTTTTCCTGTTGGTGTAGATTGGGACTATGAGGGGGGATGCTATGCGTAAAATTGCTTTGATCCTGTTTTTGGTTTTTGCTCTGCAAGGGAGTGCAGCGGCATACAATGGAGACGTGCTGGTCTATGTGACAAACACAGGGGAGTGTTATCACAGGGACGGATGCTCCTACCTGAAAAGCAGGATCGAGATGACGCTTGAACGAGCTGTGGACAAGGGATATCGTGGGTGTTCCAGGTGCTCACCGCCAGAACTCGGCGTAGATTCAGAATACGACACGTATTCTTATGATGAATACCGTCACCGATACGATGTACCAGATGTTGAAGCTCCTCCAGCAGTTATTCAGGAAGATTCAAAACCAGAAATTTCAGTTACAGGGAATACAGATAGCGAAAAGAAAATGAGCACTGGTGCAAAAGTCGCACTTGTTTTTTTCCTTTTCGTGTTTGTCATTTACCCGCTTGGAGATTTCCTGTTCATGGTGGTTTCAGAGGCCTGGAAAAACACACGGATAAAGAAAAAACAGCTTCCTCCAAGCAATGTACAGAAACCGCCGGAAACATTGTGCGATGCGGCAGCCAAGCCAGCAATCTGTGCAGGAACGGTGGAACAATACAGAAATCTTCTGGAAGGGAAAAGTGTCTGGGAGTTAGCAGGTGTTCCAGATTGGGCTTACTTTGACGGGCACGATTTCCCGCACACATTACAGGGCAAAGCAGAGGGACCGGACCCATTTATCGTATATGTCACAGGGAGCGGAGCCTGCTATCACAAGCCGGGGTGTCGCATGGCAAAAGGCGGAAGGGCCGTAAATATCTGTGAAGCCAAGCAGCACGGAAAATGCGCTTGTTCAGTATGTAAGCCAATGGAAAAGCTCCCGGATTTTGTGGAACGATACCAGCGGATCAAAAATATCCAGCGCACATTTAGAATAAGAATGCTTCCATAAGAAAAGCCGCCTCGGTTGCCGCCGGGGCGGCTCCTTTTTAGCTGGCGTACTCATCACCGTCCTCTGCGAATAGGTATTCAAACTTCTTCCCGAAATACTGGCAGTAGGCACGGCACTCTGCGGGAGTAAACCGACCTGACTTGGTTTTGCTCTGATATGCGGTTCGGCTGACTCCGATGATCCTTGCCATATCCTCTTCTGTCAGCTTATGCAGGGCTTTCTGCCCCAGGAGATTAGGGAACATATTTCACGCTCCTTTCACTGTTTGCGTTCCGAAAACTCTAGTTATATGATAGTCTCGATTTGCAAACTTTTCAAGAGATATTGAGGAAAAAGTTTGCGTTCCGAAAACTTATCATTGACATTTGCAAAATGCAAACTTATAATCAAGCTAAGGAGGCGATAATGTGACTTTTGGTGAGAGATTAAAAGAGTTCCGGGAAAGCTGCGGCTACACGCAAGAGGAACTCGCTGAAATGGTCGGCGTTGCAAAGACCACGATCACGGGTTATGAAAAAGGAAACCGGAAGCCGGATGTCCCCAAAATAAAAAAGCTGGCGCATGCTCTTGGCATTACAGGCGATCAGCTTTTGGGAACCGGATTAGATATAAATAAAGCCCCGCTCTATTCGAGCGAGGCACTGCGGCTGGCGAAAGACTATGACAGGCTGGACCGATGGGGAAAGCAGGCGCTGCGGCAGGTAGCGGATGTTGAGATGGCCCGGATGGAAGATGAAGAGAGATTTCTGCGGGATACAGGCGAACAAGAGGAAGAAAAGCCGACAATCCCGGACTTCTGGTCGGAGCCTGCGGCCGGTATGGCCTCCCCCATCATGGGTGAAGATTACGATGAATACACCTTGCAGCCGGGAGACCCGAAAGGCGCTGTTTTCTCTGTGCGGATCAGTGGTAACAGCATGGAGCCGTATTTCCCGAATGGGAGCAGGGTCTTTTGCAATAAGGACCCGCTGCGTGATGGTGATATTGGCGTGTTCTCCGTGGATGGTGATGCGGTCATTAAACAATACCACTATGACAGGATGCTGGGGATTACCTATTTGTTTTCCCTGAACCGTGAGAGAGCGGACGCGGATGTGGTGATTACTCGCAACAGCGGGCAGATGTTGGTCTGCCTGGGTCGCGTCATTACGAAGCGGCGATTCCCGTTGCCGGGAATGTAAAAAGAAAACCGCCCGGGCGTTGACGCACCCGGACGGCACAACGACACCCCGAACAGCAACCACGAAGCCGGGAGGTCTGTTCACAGTATAGCACAGACCTCCTGATGAAGCAATAGGAGGAAAAGAAGATGGCGAAGAAAAGCAAGTATCATCAGAGGCCGGACGGGCTCTTCGAGGCGATCCGGACCATCAACGGAAAGCGGGTGGCATTCCGGGGAAAGAGCTGCCGCGAGGTGGACAGAAAAATCCTGGAATACCAGGAGCAGAAAGAGCGTGGGCGGGACTTCCCAAAGATCGCGGACGAGTGGGAGGTGCAGCACGAAGGGGATATTGGAGAATCCACGCGGCGGGTATACTCCTATGCCGTGAAGCGTCTGAAAGAGGCGTTCCCCGGACCTGCGAAGGAGATACGGCCCCTGGATATCCAGCGGTATATCTCCGCGTTCGAGAAGCAGGGGAGGAGCGCCAACAGCGTTTCTATTGAGCTGTGTGTCTGTAAGATGATATTCGCCCATGCGGTGATCTCCGGAGATATTGATATTTCCCCGGCTGCGGAGATCAAGAAGAGCCGGGGGCTGCCGGTGAAGCACCGGGAGGCACTGACCGAAGAGCAGGAGGCCGCCGTAAAGGCAGCGGGGCGGGAGAAGAAAGCCCACTGGTGGCTGTTTCCGTATCTACTGCTTTATACTGGGATGCGGCGGGGAGAAGCCCTGGCGCTGACCTATGCGGACATTGACCGGAAAGCCGGGATCATCCATGTGACCAAAAAACTAAACTACGCCTACAGTACCACACCGACACTGGAAAACCACCTGAAAAGCGAGAACGGAAACCGGAAGATTCCGCTGCTGGCACCGCTGGCGGACGCTCTGCCCAAAACCAGAGCAGGGCTGATCTTCCCAGGCAGAGACGGAGGATTTATGAAACAAGGGGAGATCGCTAAAAACTGGCGGAGGTACTGCCAGGATGTGGGGCTGAATGAAATCGTCCAGACCAGCGACGGGAAAATCCATGAGACATTCCCAATCACGCCACATTGCTTCCGCCACAGCTTCGCCACGATCTGTTATGAGGCGGGGCTTGACCCCCGGCAGGCTGCGGAGATACTGGGAGACACGCCGGAGGTTCTGGAGAGCGTATACACCCATCTTCGGCAGCAGCACAAGGCAACCGCGGCCCAGCTGTTGGGAGCTTACATGGACGCCAGGGAGGGATAGTTTTCCACATAGTTTTCCACTGTGAATGTTATGCGCCGCTAACTGTGAATTTACTGTGAATTTCATGGGTAATTTGAAGTAATATAAGGTAACTTAATTGG